TGGGCAGACGAGACCGAAGACGAGAAGCAGCTTCGAGAAATGAGAGACCAGACTGAGGGATCTCTTCTCATGGACATGGCAGCCCAGAGCAGCATGCCCTGGGGGATAACTGCCGGTCTTCTCAGTGGCGCTTTCAGGAAGAGAAGAGGACAACAACTCCAAGCAAGAGAAGACAATCTGGCTGAGTTGAGAGGAGACCCCTACTATGATGTAGCAGCCGGACTCGCTAAAAAAGGTGTTCGAGAAGCCATGCGAAACATGGAGCCCCAAGCACTCCGGGCCGTCCTCGCTGCGGAAGATCCTGAGTCAGCAATGACTGAGAGATTTGGAGGGGGAAGCGGATCCGCAGGTGAAGCCGCGAGGATCGGAGAGCTACTCACTCCGAGTTATTTCCAAGTGCCAAACCTGTCAGAATACCGAAAAGAGCCAGGAGGATCCTTCGCAGAGTATCGAGACCTGACTGCAATGACCCTGGGCAGTGCTATAACTTACCCCTTTTCCTGGGCTCCAGGAGTTGGGATCTTGTCAGAAGAGGAAGATCTTCTTGAGCGGGGTGATCGAGAAGAGAGACGGAAGCTCATTCAAGCTCTTGCGGCAGCCGAGGCAAAACAGCAGTGGCTATATGAGGTTCAACGCAAACAGAACCGAATCAATCGAACTGCTCGCATGAGGGCAGCCGGGTTGATTACTGACGAAGAGATGCACGAGAGAAATCTGCGAGACTTATATGGAATCTCCGCGACGACTTCCACAGAATCAGAAGCTCCCGCAGGAGTTGAAACTCCTTCGACAGCACCCGAAACTCCAGCTTCGGCCCCGACTCCCACTCCGGCCCCGACTCCCGCTGTTGTTCCTGCAACACCTGCCGCTCCAGTAGCTCGACCTCCTGTTCAGGGAACAGAACCGACTACTCCCACAGTAACTCCCGAACAAAGAGACCCCTTCTCGAACGACTGGCTTCCCCAAGGAGTTTCTGCTCCAAAAGAAGAGCCCTTCCGCCCAAGATACCGTGACCGTTACACAGGAGAATGGATCTACCAGGAGAGTTCTGATGAGTAAGAAAGGCAAAGACGACTCTTGCCCGAGCCATAACGGCTCGAAGAAACGAGACTACAAATGCGAGTACGAGGCAAATCACAAGTCGAAAGAAGCCAAAGAAAAGAGGAAAGAACGAAACGCTAATCGTCGAAAAGCAGAGAAAGAAGGAAAAGTCCACAAGGGAGATGGTAAGCACCTCCACTCCCCCTCCGGGCACAAGACGAAAGGAGCGAAAGTCGTCGTTCAAGAGGCAAAAGAAAACAACAACTACTGGGATGACGGTCGGTCTGATATAAATACAATCAAGAAGAAGATCTCTGAGTCCCTGAAGGCCCACTGGAGAAAAGCATAATGGCAAGAACAGTACCAGCAACAGCCTCGACTCGCACGAAACCCACTGCTCCAGCGACAGGCGGTGGAGGCGGGGGAGAGGGAGACACTTCAGGCGTCACGATCTTTCAGATTGAAGACTGGATCAGCGAGAATCTCGTAACCGCCGTAAACTTTGCTCCGGCTCCTGGCGCATTTCCTATTCTAAATTTCCACGCAAGCACAGGATAAATCATGCCTCTTCCTACCCTCACTTGGTCAATGACCTCCAACACCGCTGTCGGAACTCCCGGCGATCCCGCGTCTCACATGACGGCAGTCAAAGATACAATCGGCAAGTGCTCGCACTGGGAAGTAGACGAGAGTCTGGTTTCAATTGCAGACCAACTCGCCCAGCGTGTCCTTGAAGTAAAGCCCACGGCGGCTACGGCAGGAGTCACGCACCAAAGGATTGCGATCTTTCACGCCAATAATGGCAATGGATCGACGCAAGGATCATCCCAGGACACCCTCAATCAAAGCTCAACGGGAGCGAAGAACAACGCTACCTCGGGCAACATGAAGCGCCGCATGGCTGTCAACTATAGCTTCGATGCCGGAGAGGCTTTCAATATCGCAGCGGGAGCAGGAAAGGCGAACTGGAAAAATCCATGGATGAATGGAAACGCCGCAGCAGACAACGCATACTTCAAAACTGAAGGATCAAACGCCGCCTCGGTGACGGGCTACTATGTCGCAGGGCGGGATTATAACAGTGCTCAAGTCACTCATATGATGTGCATCGAGTCTGCTGAAGTCCTCGCTCTCTTTATGTGGGTCGACGCTTCTACGGTTTATGTTGGATTTATTGCTGGGGCGATGGGAGTTACGCCAGACGGGAACACCCGGATTTATGGTCTTATGACCAGCGGAGACTCTAATATCAACAGCCAGATGCACGCAGGAGGACAGCGATTTACAACCAGCGCGACACAGGGTGGTCCGAGCTATGCTCAGTTTGTTTGCTTTGATCCCTACCTGTCGAATGATCGAGTAATCCAAGCCTGGAGACAAGAGTCGAGCACCGTCGCCTCTCCAAACTACACAACTCCGTCGAATACTCGAGTCCACTTGCCGATTAGTTATAAGCGACTGAACTCCGCAGACGGAGCGGCTGACGTCACTGATGCTTTTTTCGGTTCCTTGCGGCAAATCCGAATCGGAGAAGATGCAATCAATCGAACCATCATTCGAACTGAAGGAGCAAGCGGAGCCATCAAATCTTACTACTTCTGCCCCAGTAATGGTGCCGGAACCGCTGACGCCCTCGCTTTTGACCAAGGATAGAAAATGGCCTCTTATGGAACACAACAAAGAGACACTCTTACTCGAACGCACCACAAGGCCAACATTCGAGAGGCGGTAGCCTACATGGATGTTATTGAAGTTCTTGAAGAACTTATCGATGATGCTTGGAACCCGAAAGAACTAAAGAAAGTAATCGAAAAAGAGAAGTTCTCGAAATCGAGAAGCGAATAGTGGGGGGTAAATGGAACAGCGTGTTCGAAAACTTGAAACAGACGTAGCCGTCCTGGGCCAACGAACGGACACGGTAGAGGGAGAAGTGTCCTCAATTCGCCAGGACATCCAAGGGATCAAGAAAGAGATTCACAAAGCCCAGGGGTTGATCCTCGCAACTGTAGTCATCATGCAGTGCATTGCGATCTTCATGGAGGGGTGAATGGAATCGGAGTTCGTCGCGCACCTCTTAGACCTGGGCATGACTGGTATGTTCGTCGGGTATCTCATCTACCAGAATAAAAAGATGGGACTCCAACTCACTGCCATGACAAAGAAATATGAAGAGCTTTTCGAACGTGTACTGAAGGCGGTCGAATAAATAATCGCATCCCAACTATAGCGATTTCCAAGGAACAGGCATGGCACACTTCTCTCTCGACGAGTTTGTTGGAGCAATCCAAGAAGCCGTCGTCAAATCAACAGATATAGCAGAGCAGCACGAACTCAATCATATTCAGCAGGAAGAATACTGGATTGATACAGGAGAGAAAGACAAAGACGGAGAGCCTATCTTCCGTCCTCGAATGGTGACAGTTCGTCTCCCTATTTGGGACGAGGGCAAACAAGTCCAGAAGGACATCCAAGTTCCAATGCAAACCCTCGTCACCGGGCAATCTCTCGCCATCGAAGAACTAACAGTTCAGATGGATGTCGAGCTTCAAGGAATGGAAGATGGAGCAGATTTAGGATGTACCCATAGGAAACTGAAGATAAATCCTTCGATTGGGGGAAATGGGTGGTTCGCTAAAAAGAGAAATACTGCTAAGATTTCAATCACTTTCAAGGGGCAAGACCCCCCAGAAGGTTATGCAAGGATTGACAACCAACTCATCAAACTACTTCCGTAGGAGAGAACAATGCCTGATGGCCTCGTAAAAATGTCCGACCAGTTCGGCGGTTTGCCCATGGATCAACTGATCGGTGGTCCCCTCAAAGCAGCTTGTGACTCTCAAGTCCAGCTTGCGAAGGCTACCGCTGACTTCATCCAGAATGTGGGTCTTGAGACCGACGCGAATGGAACGATAAAAGCTCGAACGGTAGATTTCACTTACACGAAGCCCGTCAATGATGGGAATGGTGGCTATACCGAGGTCACAAATCAACTCGATGTTCCGATCCTTGCGATCCTGAACACTCCATCACTTCAAGTCAAAGAGGTTGAAGTCGACTTCACCATGGAAGTGAAGTCCAGTACCTCTGAGAAGAGCAGTCGGGACTACGAAGCCACTCTTGATACAGAAATCAAAGCAGGCTGGGGTCCAGTCAGTGTTGATGTGAAGATCCACGGTTCTGTCTCCTCGAAGAGCGAGAACACCCGGTCTTCTGACAACTCCGCGAAGTACAACGTCAAAGTCATCGCTCGGGATGACGGTATGCCAGAAGGTCTGAAGCGTTGTTTGGACATCGTTCAACAGGCGATTGCAGAAAAGCCCCAAGCTGGGCCTCCTGTGAACCAGCCTGTAAATCCTCCCGCGAATCGCGCGAATCCTCCGGGCAATGGGTGATAAGTCATGAAGAATAGAGGAAAAATCCTACAACAAGCAATCATCATGGCCGAAGATCTCTTCCCTGGGCCGAAGAAAGGGAAAGAGAAACGAGCTTGGGTGATCAAGTTCATAAACGAGCATGTCAACTTCCCAATCCTCAATGAGAGGCAAGAGGCAAAAATCATTGGATTCGCTGTTGATGTTCTATGCGACCTCATGTTCCAAAAAGTCCAGGAGATCAAGCAACAATGATCCCTGCGCTACTCCAACACGTTCAGTCTCTCGGCCACAAGGTTTTCGATGGTGGCCATGCTTACAATCTGAACATTATTGGTATCCGAAACAAAGAACAGGGAAACTCTTTCAACGATTTCCTCTGTTGCGCCTACCGAGAAGAAGAAAACGGTCCCTGGATCGTGAAGTATTGGGAGGCAACGACTGACCCGGGCAAGTTCTGTCTTGAGAATCCGGAAGTCTATGGAACGTCCGCAGGAACAGCCATCATAGTCCCTGGGCAGTACCGAGGTGTCTACAAACTCGATCTGCACCGAGGGAAGTATGAGGCTTTGTGCCAACGAAACGGAAAGATCAAAGTCTACCGAGACGGAAACCGAGATGATGTCGTAGATATGGATCCCGATACTATCCAAGAGGGATATTTCGGATGCAACATCCATAAAGCTGGCACAAACTCGACCAGAGTAGATAAGTGGTCCGCAGGGTGCCAGGTTTTTGCCCGGAGTAAAGATTTCGAGGAGCTAATCGCCTTGTGCCATAAGCAAATCGAACATCACCCCAACTGGGCAGAAACCTTCACATACACCCTCATCACGGAGTGGTAAAAATGGAAAAGATCAAAGCCCTACTGAAGAAACACGGTGTGACAGTCTCCCTTGCGGGAGCCAGTCTCATAATCGGAACCGCTTATGGTTCTTGTGTTCTTTCTCCTGAAGCACCTTCTACCCCAGAAGTAGTAGAAGCAGCAGAAGAGCCAAAACCAGAAGAAGCTCCCACTGAGGAAGCTTCGGAAGAAGCTCCCCCGGAGGAAGCTCCAGAGGTCGAAGATCAGTAGAGAAAAAGCGTGATGGGGGAGGCCGCAGCGTTGGGCTAAAGGCAAAGGAAGTGTGCCTGTTTTTTACTTCCTCTCCCCCATCACTTTTCTTAGGAGTACAGACATGCCTTTCGAGAAAGTCGGTAAGAACAAGAACAAGTCTTCTTCAGGCAAGTTGTATACGGACAAACAGAAAGCGTTGTACTACGCAACTAAAGGCTTTCAAGAGAAGGCCAAGAAAAAGAAGAAGTCTAAGTGACGTCTAAAGGATGTCCCGGGGTCCGGGAAATCTCGACGTAAGTCCAGTTAGCTCTTTTTCTCCCCTTGGGCCGAAGGGTTGTCATTAGGACAACCTGGGAGTCTGCTTTCTCCAACACGCCCATGGTCTTGGAGAGGGTATCAGCATCCCACATTCTATCATCTACGACGATGAGACTGTCTTTGTTACCCAGGGTAGCGGCAATCGCAGCGAGTACCCGAGCTTCTGTGCTTCCCGAGAGAGCGGTGTGAACCTCATTCTCTCGCTCCAGGCCGATTCGAAGTTGAAGGTCTGCTCCTACCTCGAACACGAACCTCTCTCCCTTGGGCAGGAACTTCCCAACAGCCTCTGCGAAGTTTCGAGCAGCAGCGTCGAGCATCTCGAACATTATGTCCAACAGAGCTTCTTTTAGAGCTTTCAAGGAGTCCTGAAGACTCCGCGCTTTCTTCTCACCATTCCGGGCAGCATTCGCAGCACGAGAAAGTCGTGTAGAAAGAAGGACTTCTGCATACTCAGCCTGAACATCAGGAGTAGGAGGAATCCGCTTGATGGCTTCATCTCCTCCCATGTAGTTCACGAGGTGACGAAGTACATGGCTGGCTTGGATGGTAGGATCTGCTCGATAATCGATGTAGAGCATCCGGATTAGGTCTCGGAGGAAGGCTCGTGATAGCCCCCTTCCTACCCCTTCGAGTTCTTCTCCACTGACAGACTGAAAAGAACCCAAAGACTCCAGGGCAATCTGTCCTGCTTTGATTACGCTGGACTGTTCCCGTTGGAACTTACCCAAACGCGCCAGAGCGTCTGGAATACTCACCGCTCCACTATGAAGAGGACTTACAAGAACGAGGGCCTCGTGAAGTTCCTCATCAACGAGAGAAAGGAGGTCTCCGATTGGGACAGGAGAACAAATCTTGTTCCAGAAGAACTTTCCTTTGGTCTCATTGTTTCCCGCCATTACTGCGTGCAACTCTGCTACGGAGAGAGACCCGCCTTCTGGTCCACCCCTCTTGGGCCGCTTGCCTCTTTCCAGTTCCCAGAAACAACACTCTCCATCATCCAACTCTGCGGTAACGATTGCAGAGTTTGATACTTCTGGAATCAGCGCAGAAAGAAGAGACCCATCTTTGATAGGCTTATCCCTATAGAGAAGACCAAAGGCACTCCCCGTCCGGGCAAGTTGAATCGACTCCGCGATTGCGCTCTTACCCGCCTCATTCGGGCCGATTAGAACTGTGTTCTTTCCCAGAGGGACTTCGTAGGGAGTCCCGTCCGGGCTCTTTACGTTCGAAATAACCTTTACTGCATGACTCATTATTCCTCTCCTTTCTCAAAGAGTGATTCGTAGGTTCGGAGCAACGCCGCTCCATGGGCTCGGGTTGGGATGGAAGTTCCCTTCTTCCACCGAGCAATGCTTTGGACACTGGGATTCATTCCAGAGAGATGCTCCCCACACTTCACTGCAATCAGTTCATAGGACATCCCTTTCTCAAGCATGTGCTCTATGAAGGGGCCGCAGTTCGTGCGGAGGTTAGCAAGCTTCTCTATATCAAGAGGTTTTTTCGGCATTAGAAGTCTCCTTATGTCCGAGTGGAAGTTCGAGTTGTTGAGGCTCACATCGAAATCCGCCCTGCCAATCCTCTACGTCGAAAGGATAGACTTGGGTGATTCGTTCGAGCTTCTCCTCGGAGAGCAAAAAGACAGGGCGGCCTGCCCGAACTGCCAGATCAACAATCTGAGCAGTCGCCCTGCCTACGGTGGTGCCGGGGACTACGATGAAATCGTAGTAAGGCTTTCGAGTGATAGCGTGCTCTCTTTTCACGACACTCTTGGCCCAGACGTTCCAGTCTCCTCGACAGTTGATCCGAAAGTCGTCCCTTCCCGAGATGACCGACACTTTCAGATCCTTACCCGCACGCTCTCCCTTGGCACGGATAAACTCTCTTATTCTAATACTCGTCTGGGCGATAGTTTTCTCATCCTCGCCTGACGGGTGTGCGTAAAATACTCTAATGTTTTTCATACTTCACTCCAACGGTTTCCAATGTCTGCTCCAGCGGTGTAATCGAGGAGAGGGTTCACTTTCCTGCGTCGGTTCATGGCCTGTTCCAGAACTTCCGCAGCAAACTCTGCTTCCCCCTCGGGCACCTCTAAGTAGAGAGCATCGTGGCCGTGATTGATGAGCCACTCCACAGGGAGAGTTTCTTTCGGGGGATTGATTGCTTCTGTCGCGAACCAATCTTGAACCCCGTAAATAAGTTCGAGCATTGCTTCATTCACAATCACTACCCCTCCTGACTGGATGGGGTGATTTACAAGCTCGTTGATTTTGTCTTCATTTCTGAAGTAGCGGCGACGATCCCAAAGGGAGTCACCGATGAATCCTTCTTTCCGGTAGCGAGTTTCAATCATTCGCCACCACTTCGGGATCTCGGGATCTGCTCTCTTCAGTCCTTCGACGACTTGACGGACGTCCTCAACCGTAAGGTGAGAGTAGAGGAGGTTTCCTTCGTCGTCTTCGACTGAAACGATTTGCTCGTGGATTCGCTTAGTAGAAGCGGCATACTGCCAAGCGTACCGGGTGTTTTTTGTGATGTCTCGGGTTGCTTTGAAGGTCGCCTTGCCCTTCTCCTTACGATCACTGGGAGCCCCGTCGAGTTTCCAGATTCCTTTGCCATATACGATCTCCATTGTTTCGTTGTGTGGGTCAAGTCCCTCTCGAATAACTCGAAGGGAATGCTTTGCTCGGGCTTCCTCTGCAATAAGCCGCAGTTCAAGCTGGTCCATGTCTGCGCCAATGAGCACACACCCCTTCCGGGCAACAAAGATGTCCCGCAAACTATAGGGGATGTTCTGAGCATTCGGGTTGCTTGAAGAGTATCTTCCCGTAGCGGGGAGCCTGTTGTAGCTGGGATGAATCCGAGTGATTTGCTTCTCAATCAAAGGTCGGATGTATGTGCCCAAGAGTTTGGTGACTTTCCGATAAGTTCGAACCGACCGAAGAAACGCGACTCGGTGCTCCTCCAATCCGTAATGAACAATCATCGTGCGGAGAGTTTCGTCATCCGTGGAAGGGTCTCCGGTCTTCTCAGAGTAATGATGAGGAGCAAGGCCCCACTCAGAGAAGAGAAGATTCGCCATCTGTCGGGTGCTTTGGGGATTGAATCCCTCGCCTACGATGTCTTGGCAGCGTCGGAGATGAATCTTTGCTTCCGTATCCAACCTGACCAAATGTTCAGTAGCCTTCCCGAGGTCAACTCCCATGCCTACACTTTCCATCGTAGCGCCCAGGGATTGAAGCATGTGCTCCCGAGGAAGGAGATGTTGCTGGCTTCGCTTCTTCACATCCCGGGCAAGAGGCTTCGTGATTCGAGCCGTGACGCATACATCCTTTCCGCAGTAGATATGCAGTTCTTCGTCTGTCTTAGCCTGGACTGCCGTGTGGTCTGCCTTCCACGCTTCTGGGTTGTCTGTGTAGAAAGAACCGACAAACCCCAGGTTATGGGGAAGTTCATTGTCTGCGAGAAGATGGAGAAGAATCGTATCGCAGGTGAGATTGGGGGTGATCCCCAGCCAGGACTCTACGCAAAGACGATCATATTGTCCTGCATTATGTCCGATAAGAGGAATCTGTGGATCCAGAAAGAACTTCTTTAGGGAGTTTTCGAGTTTCTCAATCTCACCCAAACTGGCTAAGTAACTCCCATCGATAGATCGAATCTCGACAACGACTGCTTCTTCCTCCGTTCCCAGACCTACACATCTGACGTTCGCGGTCATGGGGTCGATGCCATCTGTCTCCAAGTCATAGGCAACTGGAGACTTGTTTGCCCTCCACCGGGCAACGAAGTTCTCCAGAACTTCCACATCGGCTGTGCGAGTAATCTTAGGCTCGGGCCAGTCCAGCGTTCCTGAGAAGAAACGAAATGCTTTTCGCAGGTCATGACGAAACACTTCTCGATAGGCTGCTTGTCTAAGAACCCAAGCTGGGTGCATCGTATATCCAACCTCCAAGATCACATCTGGATCCCAAGGGGCTATCACGAGTTCGCACCCTCCTCGGATGTTCATGATGGAGACATCTCCCCCTCGGATTGCTCTCGCTGCTGTCTTGCCCAAGCAAATGATGCGTTTGATTCCGGTGGCTTTCAGTTCCTCGTAGAGGAGAGTCTTGCAGGCATCCAGCGGACGCAGGAGCTTTACAGCTTCTTCTCCTTTCTCCCGGGCCTTCTTCTCTCTTCTCCGATTGATTCGAGAAACCTGAATGTTGACCGCTTCCAGGTCATTCTTGGGAGGACGACATCGAACAGTGTTCACGATGTAGCACTTATCCCGAGGAATGTTTAGGGCATTGAGGGCAGCTTGGAGTTCTAAGCCACTCGGACCAACGAAAGGTCTCCCCTCAACAGTCTCGTGCATTCCGGGTGATTCTCCCAGAATGATCACACGATCATCATCGTGCGTTTCAGATAGCACTGGGGTAGCGGCACCGCCCTGATTTAGGGCGCAGTTTTTACAGATTGGGTAGAGCATAGTGTTGGGCTAAAAGGTGGAGGTGGTGGGGGCCTGGTACACGAAACCTGCGGGCGGACGCCCATAATAGTTAGTGAATCCCACCACCTCCGGGAAAGGGAGAGCCACCGTTCATATTTTCTGAACACCCCATCATGATTCGTGAATGGGCGAACGGTGACTCATAAGAACTGGGGCAGCGGGACTCGAACCTGCAACTTCCTGATTAACAGTCAGGCGTTCTTCCAGTTGAACTACACCCCAAGGGTAAGGCATCTATTTGACCACGGACATGCCTTCCTGCTCCGCCGTTTCCATAAAAGGAGAAACATGGGTTAGAAAAAGTTTCTCCTCTCATGCAAGTCAGTCCATAAGAAACTCGAACTCATCAGAAGATGAAGTCGTAGCTACCGGGGCAGAAGCCCCGTTGGTGACGGGAGCTACTTCCTGTTCTTCTACTTGAAAGTCAGCAGGAGCAGGAGCAGCGATAGCCTTCTTCATTTGATTGAAGTAGTTCTCATTGACATAACGATAGTCGGGGTAACTCCCTTCTACTGGACGGCCATTAGCACCCATAGTGGGAGCAGTGTAGTTGAAGTGAACAGTCTTCCCTGCAAGTTTGTCGAAGGGGAACTTAGTCTTCCCTTTCAACTTACCCTCGGGCACACCGGCAGAAACCAAGAAGCCCATAAGAAAAGGCATAGCCTTTGGGTTCAAGGAGAAGCTGTCCTTGTGACGAATCCCGTCCGTCATCATGTAGACGAGCAAACGGTTGGAATCCTCGTAGTGACGAAACTCCAGGATTTGGGCAGAGTGAAGCCCGGTTTCAAGATAGCCGATACCGGCTCCCGCAGGAGAGTGTCCGGTAAAGTCGAGTTCAATAGTTACAGACATTTGTGACTCCTAAGTCAGTCTGGGGTGAAAACCCACAACACACACGCGAGTGGGAAGGATGGGACCGAAAGCAGGCAACTCGGGGGACAAAGGAAAAACCCAAAACCCGCTCTCGGTCCACTAAAGGAATAAGCCCTCTTCTTCCTCGACGGGTCGAGAGAATAGCTCAAGAGCTTCTACGGTTTCGTAATGCTTGATGGTCGCTCGGTGCAATCCATCCTGAAGAGCCCAACGAATGTGAGGGAGTTCTTTCTTGCCTTTGAGATTCTCAACGGCCTTCCGAAGAACATCCGACCAGTTTTCAATACCGGCCTTCAAGATTTCATCACACACACCCTGGGCAACTTTATCAATCCATTCCAATCCTTTAGGATAAGGAATCTGATACCCAGCGGCTCTAAGCCCTTCTGCGATATTCATTGGAGCCATGCCGGGAAAGACAGAAAGCCTGTCTCCGGAGACGTAATCTGGCTGAGGCTCAAAGCAGAGTTGGTACTTCCAAGGGGCAGCGGTAGGCTCGAACATTGCTCGGCCAATCACGTCGACCATGCCGCTAAACTTTTCTGGGAGCTGACCGGGTAGTGAAGGACCACCGCGAACGAACTTACCGCTGCTTGTTCGAGGGGGTTGTTCGTGGCAGTTGAAGATGACAATCATCCCCAGGGCAGTAGCTGCGCGAGCAGCATCTCGGCAGGCGAGCACGTCTCTCGTCAAGGCCGACCACATTCCTCCTCTTCCCTTAGAAGTTTCGTACTCGTTGATAGTAGACTCCACCATCAGGGAGAAGTCATCAATAACAATAGAGGGAACTTTCGTTCCTTTAGAAACGGCAGCTTCAATGGCTGCTGTCGCTTCGGGAACAATCCGGGCAGAGACGGCGTTCAACTTATTGAGTCCCAGAAACCTCTGGGCAGAAAGAAGTCCTGCGGGATCCCCTATGAAGATTCCTGTCGCTCCTGCTGCGGCAGACGCGATTGTTTTTCCGGCTTTACTTGGTCCGTAGAGGCAGATGAATACGCCCCCAACAGGCGAACTGCTTCGACCATTGGATCCATTGGATCCATTCTTAGTAGACATCGATTTCTCCAAACACACACTTGTTGGTTTATGAAAGCTAACACACTGGTTTTTGATCGGTCAACTGGATCACGTCAATGATCTGGTCGAGGGTAACGATCTTTTCGAGGGTAGGGTCTTGTTCGTCTCCACTCTGTAGACGGCGCTGGAGTTCAGAGCCAAAGAAGTGGAGAGCTTCAAGAACAACGGGTTTTTCTTTTTCGGTAATCTTGAGGAGAATCACCACGCACACTCCTCACACACCTTGGGGGTGTAGTCGATCGTCGTATCATTCACAGGGATCAGTTCGTCCTCTGGCACCATGGCATCACACTCCTCACACTCGACGAGGCAATCAGCATCATCTTCCGGAGAGGCGAGTTTCCAGTTGTCGTATCCAATAGGGAGTTCCATTATTCATCTCCAAAGCGACACAAGTCATACGCATCGCACTGTCCGTACTTCCCAAAGCACGTTTGATTATTCAAAGCCATCGGCCAGTCCAGAACATCTCTTCCCTCAAATAGGGCTATCTTTCTCTCTCCTTCTTCAATGACTTGGACGAAGTGTTTGAGAGCATTGGGTGCTGGCTCAAGCGGACGACGGTCAAAGTCATGAGGTGCGGAGAGTTTGATTCGATTGACCAGAACTCCTGCAAACCTTTCTTTGTATCGAGCTTTACCGAAGAGTTGGTATCCAATGAACTGTCCATCAAGAATGTGCTGTCGGAGAGTTTTCGAGTTCAAGCGGTAGGCCGACTTGTGGTCAACAATCCACACTCGCTCATTGGCGTCCTCGATGATGAGGTCTGCTCGTTGAGTGTAGAGGTGCTTCTTTGCTCCGAGGTGAGCTTTGAGTTGGTGCTCGACGTCGAGAACTTTCCACTCTTCAAAGTGCCAGTTGTGCCGATAGGCAAAGTAGGCGTCTTGTATCTGAGGGATAGCGGCCATCCATAAGGGAGACTCATCTTCATTCTTCTCCGCGAGGGCGACGATTGCATCTTCTGGTAGAAGCCAATCATCTGGATTCCCTCCTGTTTGTTTCTCTTTTAGTCTCTGGTAATGATGCGCCAGGGCAACATGGATCAGCGATCCATTTACTAAGGGAGCAGACACCTTGAATCCCTTTCCTGCAATCTCTCTCCACGCGAATAAACGTGGACAGCGGATCACATTCTGTATTCGGTGCCACCCTCTCTCGGAGGGGCCAGCGTCTAATAGTTTCATTGCCTGTTCCTTTTTAGTATAGTCAAGTGAGCGTCGAATGCAAGACTCAAATGTCAAGAGGATGTCAACTGAGCCACTCTTTGGAGAAGACGTTCGCCTGCGCCCTCGGAGTTGTCGACGCCACCCAGGGCATTCTCAATCTCCTCAGCCGCTACATCTTCTCCTACCTCTCCGACGTGAGGAAGTTTGTCTAAGAGGAGGTCAGCTACATCCTCGTCTGCTGTGGTTCGTGCAATCACATACGAAACGAGAACTGCTCTCTTCTGTCCAAGACGAGAGAAACGTCCTTCCCATTGGATCACCTTGTCTGGAGTCCAGGGCAGCATAGCGATGAGAGCGAGGTCGGTGTCCTGCAAGTCTACGCTTTCTCCCCAAGCATCTCCTGTTCCGACAAGAAGACACGGACCAGGGTGAGACATATACTCGTGGCGAATCTCATCTCGGTCAGAGGGATCTGTCCCACCGTGCGCCCACCACATGCTGCATCCTGAAATCTTGTCTGCGACTTTCTTCAATCTCGCTGCGAGACGTTCACAGTCTAATCGTCTTCCAGAAAAGACAGTCACCTTCTGACCACACTTCAGGGCAGACAGCACCCGGTCCTCTACATAGGAGTGTTTGCGAGAAGCAGCTTCCATTAGCAGGGTCTCGAAGAAACTCTCTCGTCCTTCTTCTCCTCCTGCCTTTGCCATCTTCTGGGCCTTAGCGAGTTCTCGCTTCATCGCAGAGGGCTTGTCTTGTTCTGATACTTCTAATCGAACAACCTCTCTCCTCTTCTTGGGCAGATGCTTGTTCACCTCGTCTCGGGTGACTCGAACCTTTACTTCCCGAAGGCGATCCCGGAGTTCCTCGACGTTGCTCTTTCCGAGGTACTCATAGCCATAACCATTGTGTTGACCCGCGCAGTACCGAATGCCGAACTGATGGAAACTACCCCACTGCCAGGGCTCAATGATGTCTAACTGAGTCCACAAGTCTCTAACCCTCCCGGGCACAGGAGTAGCCGTTAGGGCAAGACGTCTTTCTGTAACCGCAGCAATCCTCCGGGCAGAGTCCAGACTGTTCCCGAGTCCATCAAATCGAATCGACCCGTCAGGCATAACTGTCGCCTTGGTATGTTTGGGTCGTCGTAGCCAGTGAATCTCATCCCACACAGCTACGTTGGGTCGAGCAAGAACAATCTCGTCTACCCAGTATTTGATTGTCTCCCATGCAGTAATGTACAACTTGGTAGGGTCGAGCGGTATTTCTCTTGCCTTCTGCCCTTTTAGCAACACGGGCTCAAGAACTGTGTAGCGTTCACACTGCTCCGCCCATGTCCCCCGAGCCGCAGCTTTGGTGATGACGAGCTTGATTCCCATCGGCGCGATTCCGATTGCATAGACCAGTCCGACTAAGGTCTTGCCCGCTCCAGGAGGAGCCCACCCATGTGACCCCGGCATCGCGAAAGCCTTGCGAAGCATTCGACGCTGATGCTCTTTCGCGAATCCATTGAGGTCTTGTCTCAGTAGAGGGTTGGATAAGAACCCAGAAACTACCTCGTCGGGAACTTCTCGAATACCCGGTGAGGGCCATCCAATAACTGAATGGGCGTTCAGTGGAACTCGATAGGATCCATTCTTGTTTGTCCAGATGCCAGGGATATTCTCCGCACCATCGGGCACACTTCTGCTAAAGACGAACGGCCTGTTTTCCATCGTCTCTTCTCCTTTGTTTTTATGAAAGACCTGAGTCAACCCCGGGCATTGCTACTACTGTTTCTTCCTTGCGTTCAGGGAGATTCAAGTAGGCTTGGAACTTCTTACCTCCGAGTTGAATCCATTGAACTCGAACGTCATCAACTCCAATGAATGCGAGACGAAGAGTAGACTCGGGTCGAATGTCTCGACGTCCGTTCCTCTCACACCACGTTCGATAGGAACCGTAGATTAGTTCGCAGGGAAGAACTCCCCGTCCTGTCACCACGTCGTTGTGGGAAATACCGATGTACTCCGGACCAGGAGGATAGTCAGCAATCGCATCGGCAGCGCCGACTTCTGCTACGAGATCCACGAAATGGTCCACGCTTCCTCGGGATGCTTCCTGGAGAAGCTTGCGAGCCTTAGCAGCATAGGGACGGGAGATGAGTCCGTAGTCTACTTCCATCGCATGGAGATGATGAGCGAAGGCTCTAACTTCCTTC